GTTGAGTCATTAACTGATATCATTCAGTCGATTCGCACAAACAATTTTTCGCGTTTTTTCCAATTGATTAATAATGTAAAAGTAAAATCTAAATTATCATTGTTCGGTATAAAATCAGACCAACTCCCTGAACAAACCATCGCAACGGTGCTTGATACGGATGAAGCGAAAAAACTCGCGGTTTTAGGATTGAATCCTGACGACGCTACTATAACGAGTCCAACTGTAGACACTCATCCTGCACCCATAAAAAAAACAAGGGGTCGGCCGAAAAATCCGAAAACTTTGACTAAAAAATTAACTTCACCTACTAATAGGAAAACGCGAACTAAAAGACGCGCCGTGGAAGTGGATGAAAACGTAGATGATGCGAAGAGATCCCCTGCGACAATCATTCGCACGTCTCCGGAGTTAACTCGGGAAATTCCGTAGGCGGAGTTTCTATCAATTGTTTTATTTTTTTGGAATGTCTTAATTTTTTTTGGAATGCCTTGTCCGTTTTGGGAAAAGTGGGTGGTAGATTTAATATTTCTAGTTCGGCATCGGTAAGGGCAATACTTTCGGTTGAGTAAGCCTCTTGCTCATATTTATTGTTTTCATAACAGTCATTGCACATATATATGCAATAATTGCAGTAGAATCTGCAAAAGCCCTCTCGTTCTATTTGGTGAACGTGTGTAACTTCATGCTTTAATGTGGAAGGTAATGTTTCTTCCTTTGACGTGGATATTAATACGAACGGATACAATACCATTCCGTCCAGTTGCAACCATTGCATAAGCGACGACTCGTATATTACTCGGATATTACTCATTTGATATTATTTGATGCATGGGTTAATAGTAAAAAGAACCGTTCAATTTTATGATATTTTTACTATGAAGAACCTGACTATAAAAAATAATAAACACCCCATTTTTATTATTTTTTGATGAAATATATGTGCAAATTGAAGGACGTCGAAGAAGTTTACTCGGGAAATCCCTATTTTCCTTCACTGAATAAATATTCATCGTCTGTATTCGTAGGAGTTTGTAAATATTCTATTACGCGAGCTTGAATCGCGCGTTGCATACATCCAAAGGATGATCCGGAATCATAGCCGCCATCCAATATATAAGATTGCATAACCGCAAATGCGGCCTTGTCGTTGTCGGAGAGTCTATTGTCGGCTTCCCAGTTGTAAAACATGAATCCTCGATCTTCAGGAGGACCGCGCAAATAATTCGCAATAATATTATCCTTCAAGTTGTGAGAATAAATAAATTCCAGAGCATTTTCGATAAAATGTGCATCGTCGGACATTTTATTGAGATATATAGATAGATGTAAATCAGAAGGCGTTAGTCGCAGGAGTTTGTGTTGATATAATAGTAGTATTTTTTACCGGATCAATTTTATCATAATCTATCTAATAATGTATACACCTATGGTATACGAATGTGTTGGAATGAGAATGTTTCATTAAATACATTTTTATTTAGTGGGTTCATATTAGCACTCATTATCTATAACAANNCNTTTACAAAATATAAAATTCCAGAACTAAATGATAAATGGGTATATCTTTTTTTTGCGTCATTTATATTTATGCAATTAATCGAATTTTTTATTTGGAGAAATATTAACAATAAATTTTATAATAATATTTTTTCAATAGCCGCAACATTATTATTACTTGCTCAGCCACTCGTGAGTATTATGATTTTAAAAAATATAGAAATCCGTAATTTATTAATATATTCTTATTTATTACTCGCAATACCATTTTCAATATATAAATTTTCGACCAACGATATATATTCGTCAATTAGTAAAAATGGTCATTTAAGATGGAATTTTTTCGATATTTCGCCCGTTATTTGGGTTGTTTGGTTATTTTTCTTTTTATTTAGTTTTTCTTATGAAAAACAATGGTTTGGGGTTATATTTGGTTTGGTTACCTTATTTATAACTGTTATAAATTATAAAAACGATAATACTGTGGGAAGCATGTGGTGTTGGAGTGTAAATTCAATGATGATTTATTATGCTATTTACTTATTGATATATTTACCCTTTTTAGAAAAAATGAATATTTGTTAGGAACACTGCCGTTCACGTTTGTCCTCCGGTTCGCTCTAGATAAAATGAAACATATACGTTTGTCTCATTTTATATTATAATATGTTTTTGGTGAGAGAAACGTGGGCGCTAGTCGATTGCCTCCGATAACGCTCCAAATTAGTTCGTTCCGTTGTATACCTTCATTCGATCCATCAAGAAAATTCGCCCCTCGTGAAATAACGTAAGTGATACAATCGCCTTCGCAATTCCTAAACCTTGTCCTCTGAAAATACCTCTCAATCCAAACTTGCTCATGTCGGCGGTCAACTCTTTGCACGCTTCTACTACACCAATCCGTTTTCCTGAAATGGAGGTCGTTTGCATAATAACCTCCAATCTAGATAATGGATTGGTAGCAATTACGTAAAGAGGACTAACTACTGCAGATGCTATCAAATTAGTCGCAGATTTACCTAGACTTGATTTTGTGCCCAATTCATGCTGTATGCTTTTTTGCAATTTAGGCTGTCCAACCAATCCCAAGACCGCACTTATGAATGAATGTCCCATTAGTGGAACAGTTCCACGAAAAAGTGGACGAAATTGTTTTTGTTGCGATTCCCTCAATATATCGATCACGGGGGTCTCCTTACCAGTTTTCCTCAGATTGGAGCGCTGTTGTTTTTCAATCATGCGAACTGGATTAATAAACGGCGCCGATAAAATAGATGCAGCAGTCGCAGCAGCAAACCCTGGCTCGCCAGTATTACCGGTGAGCGCGGTATACCCGAGGAGAGTCCCGAATTTTGGGACACGTTTTATTAATACACCCACCATGCGTGGTGTGAGACCGGACAATGATGCGGCTACAGGAGCCTTCTTAAATACCGTCCTTGCCTCGTTTGTTGCTATTTCTGGACTAACTATTTCTCCTGCTGCGGATTTCGCATACTGTTGAACCAATTGTCTATATGCAGTTACGGGGTTGTCGCCAACGGTTTGAATCGCGGAACCTCCCAAATAACATAGGAAGTTCTGAAATGGTGATACTCCGTTTTTTTGAACGTCAAAATACCCTTTAAACATGTTATACAAAATGTGGACATTTTTTGTGGGAATTTTCATCCGAACGTAGGTCTTTGATTCCCACGAATGACTAAATCGTCGGGCATAATTAATGGAACTCTGCGGTCTACAATGGACAATTCTTGGAGTCGCTTGAGTTCAGGGGTAACTGGTGCTTTGGGAGCAACTAAATTCGTCGATCCGATTCCAAATAAAAATGATTCGATGTCTTTTGGATTATTCGATAGTTCTGTATCGGGCATTCGTCCATGGATTAACCCGTTTCCTGCGAGATATGTGGGTGTTGCGATCGCATATTCTTTATTTGTGCAATATTCAACCTGTTGAAGAAACGATTTTTGTTCTGCGTTGTAATCACCTGGTGTATTTTTATTACGTGTAGAAGCCATTTTATATTATGCCTACATAAAAACAAACAGCCGAAAATCCGAACTCCTTCGGCTACGGATCGCTTCACATTATCTTGGTATGTAATCGAATAAAATGTTCATTCATTTCGTTGAAATCTTCTGGTGAATTGTGGAATGATACAATGCACATATGAAACAAATCTAGATAGTCGTATGCGAATAATACAGCTAAACCGATGCATCGATCCATTGAAAGCATTTTTGATGCCGCGACGTCATATAGTCTTAGAAAACACACATTGTGTCGAGTTTTTGCATATATATAATCCATGGCCTCCATGGATGAACCGCCGTCATAGTCGTTTTCATCTCGTGAAATATCATCAATATCCGTATCCTCGTTGCCCAGATTAGACATGGTGAATACTTGTCTTATACACTGGCGGTATTCGAAATCGTTTGTATACGGCTTCAATACAGCATTTACGTTATAGGGAAGTGAATCCATTTTATTATAAACAATATAAACACGTATCGTTTATATCGTTTTCAAGATTCCGAACACGCNGGTCGAATGAGATTAAAATCCACCATTTGACGGACGNCCNTTTTTAGCTAATTCGGTATCAACTGGTGAGCGTGTATCAGATCCACCTCGAACCCAACCTTTCATCGCGCTTTCCTCAATACGATGACCGGACTTTTCCTCCATCTCCTTACTTGACGGGTGCATCGTGTATCCCATAAAACTCTGGGCGGTAACGGTAGAAACACTCTTTTTCTCGCTCATGGGCTCACCCTCGAGTAATCGCAACTCTAATGCGGGGTCCACGGAGCCTCTTCCTAAATAAGGGACAGTTACAAATTGGCGCTCCATCAAGTTCAGGCGACCTAAAGCCCGCTCGTGTTCGGTTTTTAACAACAAGAGTGATTCTCCTTCCACATTGTTACCTCCGACACCACTTCCCATCGCCCCATCCGGAATAATCACTTGCTGGGATGTGGCGAATCGAATGGGCTCGTCGTTCGCGATATTGCTAAAATAATTCATTGTTGTGTAATTCGAATATCTGTCGTTTTGCAGAGTCCGTTGAGTTAAAGTAGTAGAATCATCATCGATGCGATCCACGTTATTGAATTTGTAGTTACTAGTTGTAGACATCTGTTATATAATTAATATATATTTTTGAAGGAGTTTGTATGCCGTGAATCTCCCGCCTAAACTCCATCGAATGTAGCATGCAGAGTTTCACTATGGACACACATCTAGCATTGTCGTATACGTTAGTATAAATTGTATCTCGGATTGTCTCGCACTGAGGCAAACATATTGCCCTCCTTTCCCGATATCATATTCCCATAACAAAACTCGGCAAAACTCGCTTGGTCGTTTGGAATGGTCGTATTCGATGTGCTATAAAATTGGCGCATGGATTGTTCTAATTCCAAATTCGTATTCACGTCATTATACAGCTTTTTAACAATGTCGGGCTGTGTAGGATTTAAGTCTTGAACCATCTGTTTCGCCTTCTCTGTAATCATTTCACTTCCCTCCGCAGTGAACGACGGAGGTGCTGGTTTTTTATTCGGATTATAGTCATAGTCCGTCAACAGCACGTTCGACAATGGGTTCGACGTAGTTGGTGTATCAAATGTTCCCTCGAAATCTCGAGGAACCTCTAAAAATGGGCCATGATGATCATACAACTTCGCACGCCGACCAAATTCATTGATCTTGGTATGCTCGTCATTTCGAAACCCTTCCTGCTCACTACGTCGCTCGCATCCGGCGTATGCCTCGCGCGCATTCGCGTAGTGTAAAAAAAACACCGCTATTATAGTCATCACGGCCACGCCCACTACGCGCGCATTTTGCGTAAACATATATGATACAACGGTCAATACAATAACTGTCCGTGTAATCGCATTTAATTTTTGATTAAACGACATTGGTTCGATTGGAAAAAATTCGGTAATATACGCGGGTTTCACGAGTATATTTGGATCCTCTGTCCAAAACGGGACCTTCTTTTTTTTCAGTCGAATGGATGATGGTGACGCCGCAACTGCGGGGGTGGCTGCGGGCAATTCATCGGTCGTTACGTGTTCCTCTGTTTCGACCGTTTTCGAAACAGAATCTTCTAAATTATATGTTAATGCAGCATCCTTAACCGATGTTGGATTTAAAGAAGTATTCATTATATATATTCTTTGTTATAAAAAAGTAGGCATTTCACCATTGGTTTTGGACGAAAATGTAGGCACTATCCGAAGTTTATACCAATTTATTTTTACATTTTTCATCTATTTGAAACGTATCGCATTTTGTGGTCTGAGGAACGATTTGCAATACACATTTTGATTTTTCACCATACACCGGTTCGGTGCACCCTTTTTCTTCATGCACGTCGCGCACCTTTTGTGAAACTCTGCACCTTGAACGAAAATGTTCATATCTGTCTCTCACATCTTCGTAACTCAACCCCGATTTCTTACCCAACATTTCATTAATAACTTCGTGTAATTTGTAAATATATTTCGAAAATGTTGTGCGATTCTGCATGTGCTTATAAAGCAGCGGGTGCCTGTTGAAATTTTTGCATAGGTTTTTTCTGCATTTTCCACACGGCAATACATGTCGCAAACTCAACACATATTCGCGATAATGACGCTTGTCGTCACATGTAGGGTTTACTGGATAATTAAAACTCATAGTATGCAGGAAATGCCATGCACTCGGACCCCATACGCTCGTTAACATTCCGTCGTTCGACTGATAATGTTTACGCGTGTATGCGCGTTTCTTTTTCCGATTACTTCTGGTTTTAGACATGTTATAGATATATTACATGTATAAAAGATTGTATCCGAAAACCACGATGCTAAACTTGGGAAATCTCATAAAGACCGTTATATTTTGAATAATAAAATGTTTTTATAAAATATATACAGATGTCCGATAATATTGTAAATGTTCTATACAACGACTACGTGAAACCATTCAAAACGCACGCGATGGTCCTAATTGTCGTTATTATTTTTGTGATAGCATGCATTTTCGCATACAGGTGGTATATTAAGCCCACCGTCGAAAGTCTCGGCGAAAGCGATATGTCCAATAACAATCGCAGATCAAGTGAAGCCCAGGTATATTTCTTTTCTGCCGATTGGTGCCCCCACTGCAAGCGCGCCAAGCCTGAATGGGAAAAATTTAAGACCGCGTTTGATAATAAGACTATAGGCACCTACACAATGAAGACAATTTCAGTAGATTGCACAGAGGGCGATGATCCGCTCATACAGGAATATAGTATTGATGGTTATCCAACTGTGGTTATGATGAAAGACAACAAACGCATCAACTATGACGCCAAGATTTCATACGAGAATTTAGATAAGTTTGTTACTGATTTGACGCAATAACTGGCGTTTTTTCTTGGTTGCCTTCCAATCGAAGGCGTCTCGATTCGATCATTATATTTGCCGCATCTACCCCGATTTGTATAAGTTCACTTCTACGTTTTTCTGAATTTGCGAATTCATATAAACCCGATACCGCGACCGATTCAAGAGTGATATGTATTTCATTATCAATTTGAAGAGCTTCTTCGTTACGATTTTGTTCGGCACATGCTAACAATCGATTGACTAGAAATAAGGTGTAATCTATCAAATTGGTATTTGAGTCGAGCATATCTATATTCGCAATGGGTGTTAATTTTTTTATACCCAACACTTCGTGTGGGTTAACTCCGGGACGTTTTAAACATTCGACTAATGGATAGTTTAGAAATACCCCGCCATCGACAAATATTGAGTTATCTATACACAATGGCTTGAAGAAAATGGGTATACTTGCCGACGCATATAATGCATCCATGACCCTCCAATCCGGGTGGGTTGTATGTGAAATACAGACCAATTTGAACGCATTTAACTCACCTGTGAAAATATTCATAGTCACACCCGTTTTATCGAAAAACTCTCGCATCGTGATATCCAATGATATATCCGCACCCAGAAATAGTGGCTTCAATGCATCATTTAATAGAGTATGATCAAATACCCCGCATTTTTCATACGAATTTATAATCGTATGAATATCATATTTTAACACCGTTGACCATGGACGCTTTATAAAATAATTGTCGATTGTATCCCAGTCATATCCAAGAAATATAATGACGGACATGAGTGCACCGATAGAAGTGCAATAACAACTTTCAATGTTTTTAATATCCCATATACCATGTTTGTGGGTTTCTCTGAGTGCGCCGTATGCAGATAACCCATATGTCCCGCCNCCCGCAATAACCAAATGTTTAATTGTGGGNGGTATTGTATTATCGTNAGATTCCATTGGAATGTATACGCTTCNACTATTTATATTGATCATTTCATTATCATCTTTCATTCATTTGTCCAAGGTTTGTCCAAGTTTTTTTCAATATATAGTATAACCCGAATGTCCTGCTTCTTATACACTACCGATAGTGATAACGTTGGTGATATCAACATTGATGATCTTTATGAAAAAAAACAGCGTCGCGATTTACGCCAAGTTTCAATATTTAATAAAATTTTGAACCGTATTCATAAGCGAATTACACTCGCCGGTCGAAACAAAACCGCCGATCAACATATTTGGTTTACGATTCCAGAATATATATTTGGCGAACCTATATATGATAAGGCAGATTGCATCGCATATATTGTGGCCAAACTAGAGGCGAACAAGTTTCATATTCGATATGTTCATCCAAATACTCTGTTTGTATGTTGGTCAAATTGGATCCCTGCATATGTGCGGTCTGAATATAAAAAGAAAACCGGTGTTTCGGTTGACGAGTTTGGTCAGGTGATTTCGTCGTCCGATAATAAAAATGAAATGTTAATGAACGAATCGAACGATCCAAATGCACGTATGTTAAACTCTAATATAAACATGGATAAACCACAAAAGCAATACACGTCTGTGAATCAATATAAACCTACCGGACATCTAGTATACAATCCAGACATGTTTAATCGCATTGAAAAGAAAACGAGTTAAAACCCTTCCATTAGTGTTGAAATAATCCATTGATAATTCGGACGATCTGCAAATGATAATTCGTGTAAGTGTTTTAAAATAATACCGATCGACGAGCTTGGATCAAGTGACTCGTTATAATCCATCTTTATTCGCATTCTTCCCACATTTTTATAGTATAAAATGTGGTTTTCTTCATACATTCCTGACGCCTCTATATTAATATTCTCCCACGGAACGTGTCCTCCTCGCATCATATACAATAAAATATACATAACTGATATGCAATCGTCTCGGCGCGACGGGTCTTCGCCATTGTGTATANGAATACTGACGAATTTAGGCGTGCCTAAGATGTATGAACTTGCCGCTCTTGGTTCGAAATTTTTCCCATTGTCGTCTACATATACAGTTGATAACCCGAAATCAATCAAATATGTGTCCGATCCATTTAACATAAAATTTTGCGGTTTTATATCGCGATGAATGACGCCCATTGTATGGATTGTCTCTAATATATCTATCATTTTTGTAGCCATTTTTATAGACTGTATCTTGGACAGACTAGCCGAATGTAATAGATCTTCAATGGATCTCTCGTATAACGCCATGACTAGGACGTATTGTTTTAAATGGATACCATACCAATATACTTGCGGCGTGTATTCCGAACCTTTCGAGTGCAAATAGTTCAAAATTGTGGTCTCATGTTTTAATGTTTGTAGGTTCGTGTCCAAGAATTCGATCTTTATAGCGACAGGTTTGTCTGTTTTTACATATTTTCCCGCATATACGGCTCCAAATTTACCGGACCCGATCTTGGACACAGGCAAATATTTGTTGGCTATTAAACTACTTCTCTTGACGGGATCGTTCATTATTATTATATGTGTTGATTAATTCTTACTATGCTATAGTTTTTATGTAATTATAGTATAGTATGAATTCCGAGCCCGTATACACAATTTTGTTATATATATTAATATTGGGAATATTTGGATTCTTTCTTGGTACATATCTAGCAAAATCGCACACAATCCGAGAGGGCGCACGCACATTACCACGCCCAGTAATTAACCCGTATATAAGTGAGGAGGAATACAATATAAAACCCCTTCCTGCGTATCAAGGAGAAACCATAAATCAAATGATTGATCGATATATATCCATGTATTTCGATAAACGCGGGTTTCCGTATATCGATACGATTGAACTTTACTCGAATTACATTACCGGTGGTAGTTCGCCCATCACCGGGACAATTACCTCCGAAAACAAGGGCAAATTAAACGACATAGGTTATTATTTACTCAATATTGTAATACCAAATATTCAAATAACAAACAATCCTATACCGACACAGGCTTGGCCAGCAATCAAATGGACGGGTGATCCAATCTTTCCCATTCAAATTCAACCGACACCTACGTATAAAATATACAAAGGTCAACCATTTGCGGCTTTCTCAAGTGCGCTGAATAATTCCGATAATGATTCGAGTGGTAACACAAATGGTGATTCTGGCGATAACAATTCCGATAACACGGATGGTAATGCGAATGGCGGTGGAGGTGGTCGCAGCGGTGGGGGGTCGGGTAAAACAGATGGAGCATCATGCGATAACAATGATGACTGTAGACTTGCGTGCCCCGGAAGTTGTTTAGATGGTGTTGCGGCAGCTTGGGAGGAGGCACAAAAATCAAAGGCCAAAACATCGACAAAAAGTAATGCAGGAAGCCGTGTCGACAATAGCACATCTGGATGGGAGTTTAGTGGATGGAATCTAAGTAACAGTTCGAATATCCCAGGAGTCGCGTCCTTGGCCGAAAGCTCAAACACCATGATTATAGGTTCCACGGAAGTCGATGGATATCAGATTACAGATATAAACATTACTATAGCCAATCCGTCTCCCCTGAATACGAAAATCGAAGACCTGATTAAATATTATTTCATCGATTCTGGTCCCAATGAGGGGAAACCGACCCAAGCAGCCATCGATGCATTTAATATGTATTTTCAAGACAAAGCTCCAATGGACGGAATCCATATGAATAAAATGCGCGATGTAATATATTATATTATGCAGTCTATCATACCAGGATTGCCTACAAACGAAGTTCCAAGAGCCTATGTGGAATGGCGACCAATTCGTTGGTTAAGTCGTTCCGAAAAACGGGCATAGATAAAACATGTACTATATTCTACGGATATAGTATATGAGTCATTACATTTTCGAAGCAATACAATCGATCGATTCCAAGCTAGACGGTATATCAGTTTCTGTTTATTACTGGTTAATCGGAATACTTTACGCATTATATTTCGGTTCCATATTTGGTATCGCACGTGTTGACCCCAAATACACAGATTATATTAACACGGGTGTTCGAATATTTATCGCAATTATATTACTTATTCGATTCAATCCATTTCGCAGACTTAACTGCACGTCCAATGATCGCGTTATGATTATGGCTAGCGCAGTGTTCCTCTTAATTAATGAGGGTGTATCCAGTTGGGCGAGACAATATTTCCAAGATTTTACTCACATAAACATTCCGCGAGTAGCATCAGACAATGATCTGGAAGGATTAATTCGATTCTAGTTTGAGTTGTAAAATGAGAATTTCGTCCGACGATAACCGCTGAAATGTTGTGCAATCGTCAAACTTATATTGCACGAACCGCTCTCGGTTTTTACATAAAATATGTGTCCCCGTATCTAAGAATTTCACATCAACGACGATACCTCCGTTCGTCAATCTCCCATTCCGCAACCACCTAACATGTTTACCCTTGTGTATTTGATAAACATGTTCAACATGACGATATTCGATCAATTTATCGCATAATTCGTGAATATTTGTATCAGCCACGTCCGACGACCGCAATGCTTGGACAACGTCATCTGAAATTGTCTGTGTTGTCTGTGTGTTTAGAAAATCCGATTCTACATTCTCTGCGGCGCGCAATATTGCCTGCACATCAATTGTCGATTGTAGATCTGGATTTTGCTGTTCTCGGTCGATAATATCTTGGATAAAGTTCGATAACATTTATTATGTAAACATAGTAAACGTTCAGGTAGTTTACTATATATATATTTTAGATGGAGGCACCTGAAGATAACCGACAAATGAGCTTCCCGAATAAACTCCGTAAACATGTTCATGACGCGGAGAGTGTAATTGTATGCCCGCATTGTTCTGACCCGATAATCATTGAAAAACTAAATTGTGGTATTTTCAGACACGGTGTAGTCAAGAAAACCGGGAAACAAATCGACCCGCACTCTGCAAAAGAGGTGTGTGACGACTTAAAAAGCCAAGACTTGATCTATGGATGCGGTAAACCGTTTCAGATTGTAGATGCTAACGCCGGTAATAGTCAGACAAGGTCAAATTTCATCGTTAGTATATGCGATTACATATGAACTCCTTCAGCTATCGCCTTCGGCTACGGATCGCTCCAACCTCCTTCGACAATGTTTCGCAGGGTAAGTTGCGTAAGGAGATATCTGTTGGTTTAATTTACCTATATCGCGAAGCCTTCTGTGCATTGGTACAGGTGCATGATGCATTCTCGATTACTCAATTTGTATAGTGCTAGTTAGCAATATTCAATCTGTTTCACTAATAAACTCCATTATCATTGGAAATATTTTCTCAATGGCTCGCGCACATGCAACGGCTATATCGCGATGTTCACGCTGGGTTCCATTCCCACTGCGCAAGGAAATATAATGAACCCATGATCGCAGTGTTCCATTCATATACATCCTTGAAAGCGTCATTCCTTCAGGTAAAACCGCACGAGCCTGCTCCTTCGCAATCCCATTTTCCAATGCCCATTTATAGGCGGTCTGAGCATTATCTGCAACCTCCTTTTGTTTTTGTTCCCATGCTTCATGTAAATGAACATCATCTACTTGAATACTATTCTGTCGATTTTTCTTATCTTGTAATCTAGCCTCTTTACATTCAAAACCCAAATCAGCTACAGCATAACGTTGAGAGAACTCCTGAAAAGAAAATGAACGATGACGCAGTATTTGTCTAGCAATGTCTCTCGTAGTTTCAATTTCAAGACATACACTTACCATTTCTAAAGGCGACCAATGTTGATTTTTTATTAAATAGCGAATAAGTTTTTCATTTGTCTGCGTATTATTTTGGTTAGCTGGGTTAGAGACTCTTGCACAATAAGCAACCAAATCTTGTAAAGATTGATCCTCTTCTACCGGTTTTGAATAACTTATTAACTTAACCGACATAATATATTCAATTAACACTTTAATATAGCTGGTTTTACGCCACGTGGCGGCAGCCCCCACGTGGGTTGAGCGCAGTATAAAATTCATTCTCATATATTATCTATTTTATCGACGCCTTCCTTCACACGTCTGGTTTTATTCAAAATATCCATCTTGCGGGTTTTACTATCAAATATGCTCATTGTATTGCACACGTTCAATTGCAAATTTCGCGTAGCATCCTGTCGTCGAATCTTATATTTATCTAATGCATCTTCATATTCGTCGTCATCTTCGAAATCACTCTCGTTCGGGGGAATTCCAATCTCTCGTTCTAGTTTACGCGTAAACTCGGTTTGAAGAGGAAATATAGCTTTATTCAGGGCATGTCCTATGGACGCTCCCGCCTTTTCAAATCCATCAATATATTTTATGAATTCTGCTTCACCGTATAATTGTCTATTTTCATCCTTCTTTTTCTCCTTCACATAGTGAATTCCATTTTTTACATCCGTTGTTTGTATAAAATTCATATATTGGGGGTTTTCTTCCAAGCATTTGAACATAATTTCATATACATTTGTAGCCAGACACAACTGATTATTTGCGATATCTCTATAGTGTTCTATAAAAAAATCGGAACATCGCTTTACATATCTATCCGTAAAATCGTGTATAGACTCGGCATTCTTACATGTGTTCGTCAAATAAAAGTTCAGCGTATTATTGGTCGTATTATTGGTAACATTGCCCATCTTGGGCATGACCTCAATCATTTTATTTACCAATTCCTGGTTCCCTTTTGTTGCCTCTTTAATAATATCGGTTGTATTTTTTTGATTTTGTAATTGCATCTCTTGGTATTTTTCCATCATCAACATAAACACGGACTTCATTTCATTTTGTTTATTTCTTTCTTCCGTTAATTCCTGTAATAAACGAGTAATCAGATCATCCCTTGTATTTTGGAGGGAAACGTATGATTCAGTCGAAGTTTCACGATTACGTGGGAAATCTTCTGCAACAATAAACAATTCATTAGTCAGTGTATTTGATATTTCAGAATGANATAATTGATCATTTGGACAAGATATAAGTTTACATGTGATCTTATGCTTACACANACCAGATTGATATCTATATGTTTTTCCGCATTTGCATTTATATTCCTCGGCATTTTTATTGTTATNNATTTNTTTCATTAAATGTTTTGGAGTCAATAAATGAATATTATAGTTACTTTTCTTGCTGCTAACAAAGTTGCATTTTTTACATTCATAAATTTCTGCATTTTTTTCTGCATTTTTCGTATTTTTTTTATTATCCATCGTTATCCTTGAATGTTTTGGAGTTAATAAATGAACATTATAGTTGATTTTGTTGCTGCTAACAAAGTTGCAATGTTTGCATTCATAAATTTCTGCATTTTCCTGCATTTTTTTATTATCCATCGTTATCCTTGAATGTTTTTGAGTCAATAAATGAATATTATAGTTACTTTTCTTGCTGCTAACAAAGTTGCATTGTTTGCATTCGTGAATTTCGGCATTTTCCTGCATTTTTTTATTATCCATTCTATAAATATTATGGATAATAAAAAAATGCCTAAACTAAATTTTTAAATCAAGCACTCCAATTTTTAAAAATAAATGCGCAGTAAAAATATAGTATACTCGAGTGAAATGACTGCATTTTAATCACAATTTGTAAAACGCGAAATTTACAAATTGTAAAAAACTCCAGGTTATCATTTTTGGAACTTTTTAAAAAGTTCCTTTTTCAATTTCTCCCAACTTTTTATATTTATCGATTCTTCTTTGTATGACTTTTCCTCCCATATTTACAATGTTGTTTATGAGAAAATCCTTTTGGACGATTACAATTAATACTTTTTTTATATTTTATACTCCATTTTCCACCCATCTTTTTATTACGTCTAGCAATCGTTAATTTTCTTGTCTTATTTTGCATAATATATAATAATAAATATATTATTATTATGTTTCTAAAAATCGGGATTTTGAAGCGAAGCGGTTGGACGGAAACTTCGGCTGTCGCCTACGTTTCCCTCAAAAACTGCGAAAATATCGTATCCACGTGATATTATTATATCATAATAATTATATCAAATGAATTATGATATAATTATTATCGGAAGTGGTATTTCCGGGTTATATGCTGCATATAATATACAAAAAACGTCACCATCNACCTCGTTTATTATTTTAGAAAAATACAAAAAGGAATGGATCGGCGGAAGAACCNGCAATGATATATTTTACGGAACACAAGTAGTATCTGGTGCGGGTGTAGGTAGAAAACACAAGGACAAGTTATTAATTCAATTATTAAATGAACTTAATTTACCGTATGAAGTAGCTCCATTTAAACCATATTATTCAACACAGATTGATAAAATAGTAGACGTTAAAAAAGTAATTCAACATTTAAAAAACGAATATAACAAAAACAAAACCCAAACGCGAACTACGTTTAAAGAGTTTTCCAAACCAATATTAGGAGATAAATTATATAACGATTTTTTAGTGTCGGNTGGCTATACNGATTATGAAAATGAAGACGCATTTGACGTTATACATAATTATGGAATGGACGACAATGCATGCTGTTGGGATAAATTGCATATAGATTGGAAACAACTGGTTACCGCGCTTCATAATAAAATTGGTATTGATAAAATAAAATCATCAATGAATGTGGTTAGCATTAAGAAAACAGGAGAAACCCCGCGTATCTTTTCAGTTGAAACAGACAAAGGAATAGTATTTGAATCAAATAAAGTGATAGTTGCTACAACAATTGATAGTGTAAAACAGATAATTCCNGGTGCTTCGAATAAAAATAGTATTTACAATGAAATAAAAGGNCAAAACTTTCTTAGATTGTATGGGAAATTTTCAAAAAAATCATCCGAAATAATGAAAAAATATATAAATGGATATACGATTGTTCCCGGTCCTTTACAAAAANTTATACCAATGGATCCGAGTAAAGGAGTATACATGATTGCGTATTCCGACAACGCCAGTGCTACTTTTCTAAAAAAATATTTAGAAAATACGTCAAAAAATAGAGATGTATTTTGCGATTTAATAGAAAAAGCGTTGGGTATTCATGATGAAGGCTTGGAATTAATCGCAATTAAAGATTATTATTGGCCGATTGGAACACATTATTATACTCCTCTAACAAATAAATATAAAAATAGAGATGAATTTATTCATACGGCTCAACACCCCGAAAATGGTATGCTTGTCGTAGGAGAAGTTGTTAGTAATAATCAAGGATGGACAAATGGCGCACTTTCTAGCGTAAAAGCCGTTTTAAATAAAAAATGGATTAAAATGTAGGTCAAGTAGAGCGAAGTGTTATTCGATCAAATAATAACCGTGATAGCCGATCGAAGCAAATCCTAGCATCAATAATATTTCGAAATAACGTCTTTCAGTTTTCTCTCTATTTAATCCAATATAAAGCAATAAGGGTCCGATAATAAAAAGATGTATATAATTTACCCAAGGATTCATTCCTGCACTTAGCTTTTTATAAACCTTAAATGCGTGATACAACATGATTATTATTCCCAATGTTACCAAAATTGGATACATAAATTTAGGAATGTTTAATTTTGTAATTCCTACATATAAAAACAACCCACCCACTAAAAGTATATGAAATAAATGAACAAAAACGTCTTTCATATAAATAATAATATATTTTTATTTTTATTTATACCACAATA